TCATCGGCCATGACGTACCTCCTTTACGGCTGGCAGCTTGCCATAAAGTTTTTCGCCCAACTGACGAACCAGTTCACGTTCCGGCCAGGTGAGCCGATGATCGTCGAGCGAGACCGCAAGCATGTGCTGCTCATGCCAGCCATCGCGCTTGACCTGGTCAGGATCACGGCGGTTGCCGCCGTAACCCTTGGGAGTGAAGCGCATACCCATCAGACCAGCCCTCCCTGTGTTTCGATCGCCCAGAGAAGGATAGCGATGGCGTCCGCCTCGTTATCGTCTGTGGGGCTGAAGCCACGCTGGCGCGCCGCATCGATCATGGCCTGCTTGGGCGCGTTTCCTTTCCCGGTTGCGTGGCGCTTGATGGTGCCAACCGGCACGCCCTGGTAGGGCACGCCCCGCAGTTCCGCCCAGGTCTCCAGCGTGGCCATCAGGCCGCCGTAAACGTGGGCTGCGTCGGTGCCTGCGTGCCGACGCACTTCTTCGAAGTAGATTGCCTCGATTGGACCGGACAGGCGATCGATCTCGGTCAGCCAGTTGGTGAAGCGCAGATAGCGCATGCCGCCACCGTCGTAGCGGCCAGGCTTAAAGCTGACTGTGCCGCTGGTGATGAGGCCATCGAAGCCACGGATGGCCCAGCCGGTTGTCGTACCGAGGTCGAGGGCAAGGATCGTGCGAGTGGGTTCTGCCGGCATCGGCGTTTTCGGGGTTGCGCCGAAATCGGCGCTGGCGAGAGTCAGGTCAGCCATGGGTGGTCTCCTTTTCTGGTGGGCTGCTCGGGTGGAAGACGACGGCGGTTGATGCTTGGCGGTACCGGCCGCCGTCGTCGGATTAATGGGAAGGCTGGTGGCCTCATGGGTCGAGATCCTTCAGCCAATCGGGGCGTGGGGGCCTTTGGGGACCTTGATTTTGAGGTCCCCACCGAGGTCCCCACATGTAAGCCTCTGTTTTTACATCGATTTGGGGACCTGGGGGACCTTGGGGACCTTTTCCCGGGTCATCTCTATCGTGCGCGTGCGCGCGCATGCGCGTGTGCGAAGGGGCCGAAATAGGTCCCCCAGGTCCCCAAGGTCCCCATTTGTCATTGTTTTCAGCATGTTGGTGGTGGGGACCTTTGTTTTTGAGGTCCCCACCTGAGGCTAGAGGTCCCCCAACCTCAGGTTGATTTGATGTATTCACATCGGCTTCACTCTCACAAATCTCGAGTTGCCACCGTGTTGTCTTGTGCAGCACACCCGCTTTGCGCACGCGAACCGCGCGTCTTTCCAACCGGAACACCCGATCACGCATCTTCGAAATCGATATCCCGAAGGCGGTTTTTTGTGCTCGCTCCGTCCCGCCACTCATCGGTGGCGCTGGATCACAGAATGCCGCGACATCGAACAAATCAGCCGCCCCGACCGGTGCCGTACCAAACCGATCCCACCAGGCGGCGATGAACGCGCTCCAACCCGCGCCCTCGCTGTCGGAGGCCGCCATCATGTCTTCAAGGTTCGTCAGGAAACCCGGGATGCCTGCGGTTTCCAGTACGCCACCAATGACCTGCGCCCAGTTCTCATAGGACCCGATGGTCTTGCTGCCGCGCGGCTTGCCAGCAGCGATCCAAGCTTGGCAGAGCGTCAGGCAGGCCGCCACGATGCGCGCGCGGTTGGCTCGGATCCAGACCATGAGGTCAGGATGGCGGAAGCCTGCACGCTGCCAGGGGCGCTCGACGTTTGCATCGAGCCGGATGCGCACGAGGCGACGCGCCATCTCGTTTGAGAACTCGGGGTTGTTGCCGGTGGCAATCCAAAGGCAGCGGATCGGCAGTCGGGTCATTTCCGACGCGCCCAGAACGCGGTCTTCCCAAAAGGGCGCGGTGAGTGCCGCCGCCACGGCAGAGCTGTCGAGCTTGGCGCGCAGGTTGTCGATCAAGATGATCGAGGGGATTTGGCGCAGCTTGGCGGTGACGCGCTTGCGCCATTCCTCGTCGTCGCGGCCCTCGGTCATCACGCTGGCGCCGGTGCCGGTAAGGATGGTGGCAACCGCATCAACCATCAGCGTCGCCCCGGTGCCGGGCGTGGGCTTTTCGATCAGGTGTAGCGGCGTGGGCCCGTCGACCATGCCGCGCAAGAAGCCAAGAAGCAGCAGCGCCACCACATGGGCGCGCTCCGCCACGCCAGTGAAGGGAAAGTCCCCGAAGAGGTCGTCGCAGATCAGCTCGCGCGCCGCGGCGATCTCTGCCTCTGTGGGGCGCTTCGGGATGTCTGGCACGGTAAAGCCCGGTGCCGGAACATAGAGCAGACGTGCGTCCGGATGATAGCCGGGGGCCGTGATCAGCGTGCCGCTGCGGCCGAAGACGGGCGTGTTCACGATGCCTGTGAGCACGGGCAGTGCGGGATCGGGCGTGGCGAGCACGGATTTTACTGTGGCGACCGGCGGCGGCGCGGGCAGCAATTCGCCTTTGGCGTTTTCTCGGACCCAGCGGGCGAGGCGCGCCAGCATGTGGCGCAGGCGTTCTTCATTCAGGATCGTGGCGACGGGTCGGCCTTCGTCATCGGGCACCACCCAGGTCGGCTGCCCGGCAAAGCGGAAAACCCAAGGCGTGCGGTTCGAGGCCATGACCACGCTCCAGACCTGCGCCACAGCGCGACCAAGATCGCCCTCGTCAGCGCGCAGGACGGGGATGTCATTGCCAGTGCCTTGGTAATTCAACGGCCGATGCTGACCAATTTCCAGAACGGCCTCGGCATCGACCTCCTGTTCGGTGGCCGCGATGAGCTGAGCGACGACTGATGAACCGGCTCTTAGCAACATGTCGTTGAAGTCCTCGCCTTCCTCAGGCGGGATTGCGATGGCGACATCGCGGCCCTGAGCGCGTAGGCGGCGAGCACTCGCCTCAGCCGCGCGCAATCCGGCGCCGGATGCATCATGATCGGCGAGGATCAGCACGCGTCGAGCCGCCGGCGGCAATTCCACCTGCTCAAGTCCTGAGGTCGAGAGCGTGGCCCAGACCGGCAGGTCCGGGCACGCGGTCATCACCGCCAGACCGGTCTCGATGCCTTCACAGAGTGCGACACGCCCGTCTTTGCCGATCGCGGCCAGTCTGACCGCGCCGCCTGCAATGCGACCCAGCATCATCTTGGGCTTGGCAATCGGGGCTTTGCGCACCGCGTTCCCATCCGTAACGAGGTAGGTGCGATGGAGGCCAATGACCTCGCCGCTGCGGTCACGCACTTGCCCTAGCATGGCGGCAAAACCGGTCTTGGTTTCCCAATGGGTCAAATCATCATGGAACAGGAGGTCGCTGTCCGTCGGCAACGCCAAACCACGCCCTTGCAGGTACTGCGCGGCAAGCGTTTGCCTAATGGGCACAGCGCGCGACAGAATGTGCGCAATGTCCTGCGTAACATCACGTTTCGGCGCCGGTTTGGATAAGGGCGCCTGACGAGCGGGAGCCCCTGGCAGAACACCTGCTGTATCCGCCACCTCAACGATCAGATCACGCCCGGTCAGACCTGTCCCTTCTTCGATCGTATTGATCGGCCCGCCACCTGTGTTTCCATCGAAATCAACCCAGTCCCCGGCATGCGGACCGCGCAGGGCGATAACGCAGGAGCCGGTGTTGCGCGGGGCATCGCCGCGGATATTGGCCAGCCGCCATTCATCACCGACACGTTTGCCGTTCGGAAACAAACGCGGCACCCAGGTCTCGGCGGTGTCGCGCAGGCGCTGCACGATCAGGTCAAGATCGTAGCGTTGCGTCTCGCCATGGTTTGGAACGACGTCGTTAAGGTCGATGACCACTGCGCTCATGAAGGCCTCCTACGCCAAAAGAAGAAGGCCGTGCTCAGCCCGAGTTATTGCGGTGTAGAGCCACCGTTTTCTGTCATCGGGGGTGCGACCAAAGCCGTCATCAAAAACGACAACGTTGGACCATTGTGACCCTTGCGCTTTGTGGCAGGTGATCGCATAACCCCAGCTGGATTGGATCAGCCGACGACATGCAATTGCTTCGCGGCGTTGCCGATCCGGATCGAAGCGAACGTGGTCATCAAATTCACCACGCCAAAACTCCTGAACGCCAGGGACAAACAGGCCATCATCCGTTTGAACGTTTGCTCGGAAAGCCCGGTCATTGTGCGGATGCCCCTGCACATCAGATAGGGTTAGGAACATGCCATTGATCAGCCCCAGATCGTGGCGGTTGCGCAGGCAGATGATCTTTTCGCCAGCTCCGCTCGGGTAGTCAGCGGTGAAACCAGCTGCCGTCTTCATGGCGGAGTTCAAGTGACGCCGTGTTGCGTGCGTTCCACAAATGACCTGTTCGCCCTGCAACATCTGGGCAGGACAAACCGCATGACGCGACATCTTCCAGACCTGGTCGTCAAAAGCTCCGAAGGGAATTTCCTGGCCGTGGCGGGCCATGGTCGCGAGCCGCAAGATCGGACTATCCGCTGCCTGCCGATGGATTTCCGTCAGCATGACGTCCGGTACAGCTTGTGTGAAAAAACCAGTCCCTCGAACGGGTGCGAGTTGCCCTGGGTCACCGAGCACCAGGATGGGTTTACCGAAGGACAGAAGATCATGTGCCATGTCTTCGCCGACCATTGACACTTCATCGAGAACGAGGAGATCAGCGTCACGGAGCGCCGATTGTGAGTTCAACACAAACCGCAGTTCATGGATATGATCGAGCCGCTGTTTCAGCTGCGCAATCTGCGCCTGCGCAAACCCACGCTCACCAACACCCATTCTGGGTAGGTCGCGTTCCAGAGCAGCCAGCTCTTCCGTTGTGCGAGCAATCTCTTCGGGGGTGGCCTCCGATGAGCGATAAATCAGGCTGTGAATCGTTTGTGCGGGCGTTCCCTTTTGCGTCATCACGTGCACGGCTTTGCCGGTAAAGGCAGCAAAAAGAACACCACCGAGTCCGCCCGGCGTCATGGGTTGGAGCCCAAGCGCATCAATTGCCATCGAAGTAATCGTAGTTTTGCCAGTCCCAGCATAGCCAAACGTCCGAAAAACCTGCTGTTCATCCGTGCGATGCAGAAACCAATCGCGAATGGCCCGGATCGCTTTTGCTTGCGCGTCTGTAACGGTGATATTCATGGCTGACCCTCCGACCAGCAACGCGCGCTAAAAGGACAGAAGCGGCAGAGGTAGAAATCGGCGTGTGCAGCAATGCGGGACAGCAACTCGCCCGCATCTGCTGCGCGTAGAACGTCCACGGCCTTGTCCGACAGGGCCTGCGCCTCGGCGGCGTCAAGCAGCACATACTCGTGGTAAAGCTCGCAGGTATCCTTGTTCAGTGCAGTGAACAGCGCGGCATCGAGGCCCATATAGGCCATGTAGATCTGCATCTGCGCGAAATAGACCGGTTTCGAGACCCGCACGCCTTTCTTGGCAGTGTCGTTCCAGCTTGAGGCTTTGAGCGCCTTGTGCTCCCAAAGCGCGGGCCAAGAAATTTCAACGTTGGGTCCGCCAGCGATGACCCCGTCGACATGGCCACGGATGCGCCCACCCGCGGTCTCGAAGCCAAATTGGCCACCGCCGCGTTTTTCTGTGCGCAGGTCAAAACCGGCCGCTCGCAACCAACGGATGGCCAAATCCTCGAAAACGTGGCCGGCTTCGAAGATACGCAAAGTCTGGCCAGCAAATTCCTTGCCAGGATCAACCGGTGTTTTGGTGAATTCATAAACAAGTCGCCGCGCACAAGGCTCACCGATACGGCTGGCGCCAAGATAGTCGCGGGGACGTTGGGCATCGCGTTCAGCCACAAGTGCGGCATCGATATGGGCATTGATCATTGCCCCGAGCGGTACAGGCTCACCAGCCGCGCGCCCATAGACGAAGCCAGAGTGGTGGTTCAGGTCGAGCATGGTCATATCCTCAAAACGGTATTTCGCCGGCATCAGACTGGCGCTGCATCGCCCCTTGAAACCCGTCTACGCAGGTCTCGATCAGCCGATCGATGTCCTCGGCCGAGCGGTCGAAGAAGGCATTCATCAGCCCCATCTCCGTCAGCGCCTCGGCCAGATCGCGCCGCGCCTCTCGGATCGCGCGGATTTCCATGTCGGTCTTATCAATCATTCCAAAGTTCCTCCGGGCGATGGCGCTGCCCACGGTGAGGCAGGCCATCGAACAAAATCGGTGATACGGGTGGCGATCCCATCGCAGCTGGTGGCAGTAGCCGAAGCCTCGGGCTTCCCGACCGCAAAGCGCGCAAGGCACACATCGGGCCAGTTCAGCACGGCTCACCCCATGAGCAGCAGGTCGAGTGCTGCCCGTTCCTCGGGATCGGGTCCTCTTGTCCTGCGTTCCGAGGCCAGAACGATGAAGCGGCTGATCGCGTTTGACGCCATGCATTCGAGATCCTTTCGCGTGAGGGTGGCGATGGGGCGGTCGAGCCGCCCCCGCGCTTCCAACCAGCGCCCCATCGTGAGGGCCGCTTGCCTGGTGACATGCGCCTGCCATTCATCCGGGCTCACGGGTTCAACCAGGCGGGGCCACCAGCAGATTTTGCTGCTTCTGCAGGTGCCGCAGGCTGACCGCTGGATTGACCTGACCCGGCCGACCAAGCAGGTGTCGAAGCGCTGCTGGCGGGCTGCGATTGCCCCCAAGCCGGCGCTGCGGATCCTGGCGCCGCAGCTGCGGGGCGCGGACGGTTCGAGGGCTGCGCCGGGACCTGTTCCCCTGCCATGACCTTTTGCCATTCCGGTGCAGTGGGCAGGACCACATGATCGAGCTTGTTGGCATCCTTGTAGGCTGGGTTGCGGTTTGGCTCGACCTGGATCTTGGCCACGAAGGTGATGCCATCGAGATCAGCAAGGCCGCGCAGCACACGTTTGGCCTTGGCAGCGTCGCTCATGTCTTCCGGGTTCAGCCCAAGCGCGCTGTCGATCATCGCCCGGAACTGGCTTTTGGAGATTTTCCAGCCAACAGACTGGCCTTGCTCGTCGAGCTTGCCGCCCTGCACCGTGAAATTCTGCCAGAACTTGCGCCGGGCAAAGGGCCCCTCGGCCACCGTAAATTCGGCATCCACCATTCGCACATCGCTGCCGGGCTGGTTTGAGGATTTGAGAAGGCCGCGATCAACCTCGCTCATGCCGTCCACACCGCCTTTGCGTATGGACATGGTCACCTTGGCGAAAGTGCCATCAGGGATCAGGTCACCGGCTTGCTGCGGCGCCACATCGTTCATGTCAAAGGTCATCGGATTATCCTTTCAAGGGTTGATTGATTTTGGAGAGCAGCGCGCCCAAATCAGGCGGCTCTGTCATGTCGAGACGGCCGGAACGATCCTTGGCGGGCAGGCCCCAGGGATTGCCGGAGCGGCAGACAAGGCGGCGCTCTTGGCCTTTGTCCGGATCATGGCGCCATCTGACGCCGCCGTCGGGCGCCTCTTCCCGGCTGAAGAGGCTCAGTGTCATCACCTGATCGACGATGCCTGGCAATTCGCGGGCGGCCTTTCCGCCTTCCATCTGCGGCTGCCAGATGGTGCGGTTCATCTCATCGGTCAGCCGTTCGAGGATGCCGACGAAGATCACCGTCTTTCCCGGCGCGTGCTGCAGGTGCTTCAAGAGCCCGATGACTTCGCGGGCCAGCAGGCCATACGCACCCCGCGTATCCGGCTTGCCCGTGCGGTCCGACAGCGCCTCCGGCCGGGTCTTGGCCCAGGCCATCGCCTGACGGGTCAGATCTGTGATGCTGTCGACAAAGACGATGCTTTTGGCATCCAACCGTGCCGCTAACTCCGGGTGTTGCCCGCGCAGATGCGCATAATGGGCCTCGGAAAAGTGGTCATCGGGCTGGGCGGCGGGATTGGCCCCGCCAATCAGGCAAGCAATGTCGACGGCATCGGCAAAGCGACGGATTGGCAGGCTGTCACCGCGCCAATCCTGGACCGATTTCAGTCCAGCTTCGAGATCGACGCAAACAGTCTGAGCAGCCGGAAGGGTCTTCAGCAGCGTCGTCTTGCCGTAGCCGCTTGGGCCGAACAGCGCCACGGTGGTCTTGCCCTGCGCCTCGGCGAGGCGCTCATCGGCGGAGAGGATGCGAAGGCTCATTCAAGCACCTCGCCGCGCAGATCGGACAACCCGTTCCGGGTCAAGATCGCCTCAAGACAGTCGCCAAAGCGCCATGCCGGGTTTTCAGCCCAGAACTGATCGGCCTGACGCATTGCTTCACGCCATTCGCGCAATGCTGCGCTATCGTTGGTGATCTGCTGATTGCGGATCTCGATGGCACGGGCAAATTCCGCACGCGTCAATTGGCGGGTCGAGACAAGGGTCGTGCCTTCGAGATCCATGGCAACGGCCGCAGGCAGTGAAAACGGCAATTCCGTCTGTTCTGGTGCCACCGCTTGTTCGGCCCGGAGTTTCAGACGGCGGGCCCGTGTGTCGATCCGGGTGACAACGCCATCGATGCCAGCTAGGTACTGGCCATCTGCATCGATATCGTCCCAACGGTTGACAGCCGCCTGCCTCTTGTTGATCGCACGTCCCGCGATCACTTCGCCGACAATCTCGGCGACAACATCATTCAGTCGCATATGTCCCATTCTGGACCTCCTGTTCGTAAAGGGTGCTGAAGTCGGTGAGCCAAGCCGCCGCGCGCCGGATCGGCGCGGTGTCAACGGCATGGCGCGAGGCAGGAGGAACGCGGCGCACCGCATCAACGGGGCTCGGCTGTTCATCGATGCGCTCGATGATCTCTTCGATCCGGCCGCAGATCGCGCGATCCTCTTGGGTCCCGAAGACCGCGATCTGGCGGGCCCGCATCTCCGGCGTCAGCGGCGGCGGACGATCTTCCTCGAGGCGCTGAACGCTTTCCTGGATGCGCTGCAACCGATCGAGAGAGCGTTGAAGCCGATCCTCTGCGGCGCGACGGACCGCGGAGCGGGTTGGTTCTTCCCCGCGCTCGAGCTTTTGGTCCAAAGTGCGGCGTACGATGCCGGGGTCGGCAGCTTCGGCGTCCCGGATCAGGCGTGCATCGTGAACCTGGTCCCGGCGCAGGCCGAGATCGGCCATGGTGACGATCGCGTTGTCGCCGCCAATACGATTTGGGCCATCGGACTGCGTTTCAACGTTGGGGTCGCCAACCTTGAAATTCCGACCACCGCCATGTCCGGCAACGTCACCACGTTCCTGTGCTGCATCGTATTCGTCCGCAAGGCGCCGCTTGGCAGCCGCTTCAATTTCAAGGGCATCAGCCTGCGCACGGTGGGCGGCAGCGACGAGATCATCATGGGCGGCTTTAGCGTTTTTGAGCCGCGCGGCCCGTTTAGCAATGTCATAGGCCAAACCGGCAGCTTCACGGGCCTCGAGCACCTCAGCGGCGGTCTTTGCGCTGGCCAGCATGGTGGCGGCACGATCGATCAGGCCCGGAAGGTTCTCGCCGACCAAGGAAATGGGGGCGAGCGCAGTCATTTCCGCGCCTCCGCCGGCTCCAGCGTGACCTTCAGCGCCCCCACCTTCACGGTTCGCGCAGGCGCGAAACCGTCACGCCAGGCGCCAGGCAGCGCACCGTATTTGCGCTCCGAGACGCTCAGCTTGGTGTCGATGAACTCGGCTGGGTCCTCGCCGCTGTCGGCAATGTTCCGGGCGATCTGCGCCAGTTTTTCCTGGTCCCAGTCGACGCGTTTCGGCAGATCGGCCACCACGGTGTAGTCCCCGTCGACCAGACGCACCGTGCCCGTATCCTTGCCACATGCGCGGCGGGCCTCGGCAGCACGGTTGGCGTAGCGCACCTCAAGGGCGGCGCTGAACCGCGCAGTCGCTGCCTTCAACTGTTTGCTCGCGTGATCAAGCTCGGCCTGAAGTGTGGCCAGCAACTCGACCGGCATCTGCGCCAGATCTCCGGTCGACATGTTGAGCATGTCGTCCACGCTCGGAGTGTTTTCTGGATAAGTCATGGGGTCTCCTTTTCGGGGGAATGGGTCAGGCAGCTGCCGCCAGCTGCTTCACTGAAGCGGAGGGAACGGCGCCCTTGTGCGGGCGAGCGATGGCGAGATAGGCGAACCGGTCCGGACCAAGGCGTTCCTGGACAAGGTGGATACGGCCAAGCTCAGAAAGCCGGTACGCAGCGTCTGCCGTGGCGCGCAGGTCCTCAAGCGCGGGTTTGCCGAGCGTCGAGACATTGGGCGTTGTGTCGACCACCAGAAAGCCGCGGTGATAGACGAGGCGCGCGCCGGGCTCGGCTACATCAACCCAAGCCATCAGCGTGATTTCCGAAACTGCGGTCGAACTGGATGGGATATGCACGATCATGCGGCGCACCCAACAATAGTCAGGGTCGGCGCTGGCCCAGCGGTCTCGATATGCTTGGCTTCGAAGGCCTGGATATCAGTTTGGCGATAGCGCACATGCCGGCCAATCCGGACGAACTGCGGGCCACGACCTTCGGCGCGCCAACGTTCCAGGGTGCGCGGCGCAATGTTCCAGCGCCGAGACAAGAGCTTCGTGCTTAATAGGGTATGATCTTGCTCCATAGCGGTCCTCATCGAGTTGATGAGGGCAACTTGCCAAACCCTTGGGTTGGAGGTCGTGGCATGAATGGTCGGTGACCGAAAATAAATTTTGTTGGAATATCAACACCCACAAAATTTTAGGTCGGAGCTCCAACCCAACACCAACCATTCACCAACCAAGCTCCGACCGAACACCGACCGAAGGGGGCTACTCAATGAGCGCCAAAATCGAATCATGATGCGCACCAAGCACAAAAAAGCCCGCGTGAAGCGGGCCTGTTCAGCGTGAGGTTTGGTATCAGGGGCCGACGCGCATCGTCACCACCAAGGCAGGTTCGAGCATATAATACCCTCGGCGCTTCGCGACGGGGTGCACGATGTCGCGCCACCCCTTCCGGCTGGAAAACAAATAGCTGAGTTTCAAGGAGGCCGACCCTGCCGCCGCCAAGATCTGAGCACCGCGCTGCTCTGGGTCACCCGTGATGGCGCAGATGAACAAATAGTTCAAAGCGCGCGCCTGCATGTCTGTAAAGAGATAGTGCTGCCCATTAAGATAAAACGACAAAAACCGATCATAATCATTGGCATGGGGAGCGCCGGTGGCCATGATCGTTGCCTCGAAATGCTCGCGCTCAGCGGCGCGGACAAGCAGCGCGTCGCGATAGACAACCCAATCCACAGCGCCCTCAGACGTCGTCACGTTTCCACCGTTTTGCACAAAGGACGAGACAGAACAGGCTTGCTTGCGCAGTACCCGCATCGCGTCACGCCGCTCCAGATCCACTACCCCCTCGAAGTCAGGGTTACACCGACCGGGGCGGTCTTTTCGATCGGCAACTACGAAGGAGCCATAAACACGAACCGACAGAGTCAGCTGGCCCATCTCCACGACATAGCCCAGCTCGGACTCAGAGATGCCCCAGTCCGCCAAAACCTCCTGTAGGGTAAAATAGTCTCGTGGAATCAACACTGGCGGCAGCCCCCTTTGTTCACATATTGTTCTTATCTGTTTGACTGTCCGCTTTCAACAGAATAGATATCCTACTTAGTCCACAAAAGGCTGGGGATAACTATGATCGTCACGAACATCGCGCAGCGGCTGAAGGCGCGGGCTTTCCAGCTTGATATGACGCCAGCAGCGGTGGCAGAGGCTTCAGGGCTCAACCGATCCTTCATTTATGACATCATTCGCGGCAAGTCTGTGCGCCCGAGCCGTGCCAAGCTGCAGAAGGTTGCGGACGTCTTGAAGGTTGACGTTGACTGGCTGATCGATGGGGATGGGACCATAGAGGGCGAGGCGCCCAAGATTTATTCTCCGGACACAACCTTCGTCGGCATTTCTGGCGTCAAGGCGAAGGCTTCTGCGGGTGGGGGTACGGTCGTCCATGCCGAGGATGAGCAGGCCAGCAAACTCTACCATTTCCGGCTGTCCTGGATTGAAGATGAGTTGGAGGCCAACCCAAAAAACCTCCGGATCCTGCGCGTCACTGGGGACAGCATGGTGCCCACATTGAATGATGGGGATACGATATTGGTAGATATGGGGCGCAAGTCGCCCTATCCGCCAGGGCTTTTCGTCTTGCATGACGGCATGGGGCTGATGGCCAAGCGGATCGAGCACATTCCGTCTAGCGACCCACCACGCATTCGCGTCACCTCCGACAACCCCAACTACTCGCCCTATGAATGCCTTCTCGACGAGGTCAATATCGTTGGCCGGATTCGGTGGTACGGCCGTCGGGTTTAATTCAGCCTGCCGACATGAGGCGCCACAAACCGACATAAGACGACAAGCCATTGTTTTTGCTTGAATAAGTGAACACAGGACGGTTCTCTCAGCGTACAAATCTGAGAGAAACCAAAATGTACGACGATATCTTCGCGCCGCTGGCAGCGGCCAATTCCTTGCATCCCACGAAAATGACACCGCGCGAGCGGCGCGCTGAACTGTGCAAGATCCTTGCGATTGGATATTTGCGGCTGCGAGCGCGAAAAATTAGCCAACATACTGAAAATAAGAGAGAAAGTTCTCTACACTTTCCAGGCACGCGGAGCGTTCATGCGGAACCGACTCACAAGGAGGTCCCATGACCAAAGAAGATCCCGTGTACGCCCGCGTCGCCGCCCTCAAAATCAAGACGCCCACCGAACTGCGCGAAATTTGGCGCGACCTTATGGGAACGGAGCCACCGCCCTTCACCCGGCGCTACCTGGAAACGCGTCTGAGCTATCGCATCCAGGAACTCGCTTATGGCGGCCTGAAACCAGAGACCCGCAAGCGACTCGAAGAATTGGCCGAGAAATGGGACGGCGACAATTCCGCCAAAAGGCGCATTCGTCACGACCTCAAGCCCATCGCTGGCACCCGCCTGATCCGTGAATGGCAGGGGCAGGAATACGTCGTGACCGTCACCTCCGATGGCTACGAATGGCAAGGCCGCCCGTATCAATCCTTATCCGCCATTGCGCGGGCCATCACCGGCACACGCTGGAACGGCCCCGTGTTTTTTGGCCTCAACAATTACAGGAAGCGCAAATGAAAAAACCAGCACCAAGAAAGATGCGCTGCGCGGTCTATACGCGCAAATCCAGCGAGGAAGGCCTCGAGCAAGAATTCAACTCGCTTCACGCCCAACGCGAAGCCTGTGAAGCCTACATTGCCAGTCAGCGCTCGGAGGGTTGGGTCGCCCTTCGTGAACACTATGACGACGGCGGCATCTCGGGCGGCACATTAGAGCGGCCCGGGCTAAAACAACTGCTGGCCGATATCGAGGACGGGTTGGTTGATGTGGTCGTGGTTTACAAGATAGACCGCCTCTCGCGCTCACTGATGGATTTTTCCAAACTGGTAGAGGCCTTCGAGCGAAATAACGTGACCTTCGTCTCCGTGACGCAATCGTTTAATACCACATCCTCGATGGGCAGATTGACGCTGAACATCCTGCTGTCTTTCGCCCAGTTTGAGCGCGAGGTGACCGCAGAGCGCATCCGCGACAAGGTCGCCGCCTCGAAGAAAAAGGGCATGTGGATGGGCGGCGTCCCACCATATGGCTACGTTTGTAAAAACCGACGGCTTGAAATCAACAAAGCCCAAGCCGCGGATGTGCGGTGGATCTTTGAACGGTTCATCAGCCTCGGCTCGACCCTACTCGTTGCCAAAGAGGCAGAAAAACGCGGTTTGAGGACGCCAAAAGGGAATCCAATTAGCAATAGTTATGCCCACAGGATCCTTACCAACCCGATCTATATCGGCAAGATTGTGCATAAGGACGAGACTTATCCCGGCCTGCACAAGCCCATCATCGACATGGAAACCTGGGACAAAGCTCGCGCGATCAATAATGAAAACCCGCGCATTCGCGCCGCCAGCACCCGTAAACAGACCCCTGCATTGCTGTCAGGCCTCATACGCGGACCTGACGGCGCGATGTTTTCGCCGACCCACACCCGCAAGCGCAACCGCCTTTATCGGTATTATGTCAGCCAGACGATCTTGAAGCACGGTGCTGGAAGCTGTCCGGTGGGGCGCATCCCCGCCGGTGAAATCGAAGCCAATGTAACCGCGCAGCTACGTGCTGTGTTCCGGCAACCTGAAATCGTGGCCGAGTCCTGGCGCAACGCTGCAGACGACAAGCGGGCCTGCAGCGAGCAGGATATCCACGCTGCGCTCAAAAGCCTTGACCCGCTATGGAGCGAACTCTTCCCGGCTGAACAAGCGCGCATTGCTTCGATCCTGATCGATCACATCGACGTCTCCGAGACGGATATGAAGGTGCACCTGCGTGTCGACGGCCTTTGCCACCTCGCCCAGGACCTAAAAACCCGAACTCGCGACAGAAAGGACGCAGCATGACGGGGAAATCCTCCACACCCGACACCATCACACTGACCATTCCCTTCAAACTCAAGCGACGCGGCGGACGCAAAGAGATGGTCCTGCCAGATTTTGCCACGCCACCACCTAAACTGGACAATGCGCTGATAAAATCACTGGCGCGGGCGCATCGTTGGAAACGGCTTGTTGACGAAGGGCATTTTGCGTCGATCAAAGACCTGGCTGAGCACGAAAAAATTCCAGCCTCCTACATGATCCGCACCATGCGGCTAACAACTCTGGCGCCTGACATCGTCGAGGCGATCCTGAAAGGACGGAACCCCAACAAAACCCTTCGTGAGTTGCTCGATCCCTTTACGCCGATGTGGGCCGAGCAACGCTGGGAGCTAGGCTACCACGATATGCCATGAAACCGGCCGTCCGCGTGGACGTGGGCCAACCGATGCCGTTCGGCGCGAACCGTTGATGAGTGGCGTGCTCAAGACAATGTCCGCATAAAATGCGGAGATTGCCGCCGGTATTCTCCGCATGTGCCCCAACGGACAAGCATAGGCATAAGCGCTCTCCTTGCTGATCGCCTTGAAATTTCGGATTGGTTATGATCTAGTATGAACCATTCAGACTCAAGCAAAGGAAGCGCGTAC